TATAGAACAGCCAATAGACCGATTCAATGCTATGAAGTATGCTAGTTCAGGCGAAGAAAATAAACAGACAGAAATAAAAAGAACTTGTAGAACTTGCATGAGGAATCAGTCTAATCTAGTTAAACAACTAAGAAAGAGTAATCCATATCCTGATGAGAATTATTGTTGTCCTATATGTGACAGGGATATAAAAGAAATAGGTAAGTATGGTCAACCTAGATTGCAAAATTGGGTACTAGACCATTGCCACGACTCCCTTTCGTTTAGAGGTTGGTTATGTCATCATTGCAATGTTGGTTTAGGTGGATTTTCAGATAGCTTGACAAGATTAAAGAAAGCTGTTATATATTTAACTAAGCACAAGGAGAAATTAAATGAGAAGTAGTCCTATATATAGAGAAAGAGTTAGAAAGCATACAGAAGAACTTATGAAAGAGGGTTATGGATATGAATCTATAGTACAAGGTTATAGTTATGCATACACTAAAGACATGTTACCTGAGATACAAGAGGATATAGATTATTATAAAGAGGAAGCTAAAAGGAATGAAGAAGTTCCTTATTATAGAGAATGGTATGATAATAAAAATTTAAGAAAGGTAGTTAGATTAACAAAATTACGAGACTTGATAAAGCTAGGTCTTCACGTTGAGATACATGGGCATCCTAACTTTGGTATTGTTAAGGTTAATGAAAAATATGAGGTTGATTTAATTGATTGGTATTGGTCAGATATTTTTAAAAGCGAATATGAAAGTAATAAATACGACTTAAATACCTTTTTAAATAAATATGTTTTTGAGGAAAATTATAATGAAGTTAACACTTGATGTAGAGAATACAGTTACACATAGAGATGGTAAGCTACATCTTGACCCATTTGAACCTGACAATAGATTAGTCATGGTTGGATGTCTCACAGATAAAGGAGAAGAATATTTATTCAGAGATAACTTTGATGGTGTTCAAGAATTACTAGACCAAGCTACTATTCTTATAGGGCATAACATAGTACATGACTTACTGTGGCTATGGGAATGTGGATTAAAGTATGATGGTTCAGTCTTTGATACAATGTTAGGTGAATATGTTTTGCAGAGAGGTAACAAACAACCATTGTCTCTTGAAGCATGTGCTAACAGATATGACTTAGAGACTAAGAAACAAGATACTATGAAAGAATACTTTAAAAATAAAACACCTATTGATGAGATACCAAAGCAGGAGTTATCTGACTACTTATCTGCTGATTTAAAAGCAACACAAGAATTAGCAGATGCAATCTATAAGAAGTTATACACACAAGAGTATGCAGGATTAATGAATACAGTTGTACTAACAAATCGTGTGGCAGTTACATTAGCTAGAATATATCAGAATGGTTTTACAGTTGATATGAATAAGCTAAATGAAGTTAAAGAAGAGTTTCAAAGAGAGAAAGAAGAAACAGAGAAGAGATTAAATCTACAAGTTAAACAACTAATGGGTGATACACGTATTAATTTAAATAGTCCTGAGCAAATGTCTTGGGTTATTTATAGTAGAAAGCCTAAAGATAAAGTTGATTGGGCAAATACATTCTCTCCTTATATGGAAGTGGATGAATACAAAAAGAATGTAAAAAATAAATCAGATGTTGTATACAAGACTGAAGCACAGCAATGTGAAGGATGTCAAGGTACAGGTTATTACAGAAAGGTTAGGAAAGATGGAACACCTTACTCTAGACCTACCAAATGTGATAACTGTGATTCTGTTGGCTACATATTTGTACCTAGTAAATTGGTAGCAGGACTGAAGTTTACTGCTCCTAATGCTAAGTGGGTTAGTGCTAATGGTTTTACAGTTAATAAAACTAATTTGGTTACTCTACAAAATATAGCTAGAAAAAATAACTTACAAGAAGCACTAAGTTTCTTAACTGACTTACAAAGATTGTCAGCTTTAGATACATACCTATCATCTTTTGTTGAAGGTATTAATATACACACTAAACCTGATGGTAAACTACATGTTAGATTACTACAACACAGAACTGCTACAGGTAGATTTAGTGGTGCTGACCCTAATATGCAGAACATGCCTAGAGGTGGTACATTCCCTGTAAAGAAAGTGTTTGTGTCACGTTGGGAAGGTGGACAGATACTTGAAGCTGACTTTGCACAGTTAGAGTTCAGAGCTGCGGCATTTTTATCACAAGACCAAACTGCAATGAAGGAGATAGAAGATGGATTTGATGTTCATAGTTATACTGCTAGTGTTATTACTAATGCAGGTGAGAAGACATCTCGCCAAGAAGCGAAAGCACATACCTTTGCCCCTCTCTACGGAGCAACAGGATTTGGGAGAACGAATGCTCAAGCTACATATTATAAACACTTCACAGAAAAGTACAAAGGAATCGCACTATGGCACTCCAAATTGGCTAAAGAGGCTATAAGCACTAGTAAGATAACTACACCATCAGGCAGACAGTTTGCATTCCCTGATGTTAGAAGAAACTCTTATGGTAAAGTGTCTCATTTTACACAGATAAAGAATTATCCTGTGCAGTCATTTGCAACTGCTGATATAGTTCCTCTTGTGCTAATAGAGATTGAGACTGAATTAAAGGGATTACAATCTTGTATTGTTAACAGTGTGCATGATTCTATAGTTATAGATATACACCCTGATGAAGTACAAAAAGTAATTACTATTATTAAAACAATAAATAGTAGAATGATTAGTTTAATTAATTCTACATTTGAGTTAGAGTTCAATGTTCCATTATTATTAGAAGCAAAAATAGGTAACAATTGGCTTGACACTAAAGACGTTATGTGATATAACTTATAAACTTTGATGGAAAGGAATGTAAAGTATGGTAAATGAAATAACTATGATTGATACTAGTAACTATGCACAGATGGCAAAAGCTATGGGTATCGCAGGAGAAACAGGTTCGTCTGATACAAGTAGTGCGAACCCACTCCCAAGAATGAGATTGCATCATAATAATATTATGGGCATGAAGAAAGTTGGAGATGAAACTTTAGAGACAGTTGTTGTTAGAGGTGGCTCGTTTAAATTAGAGAGACCTGACTTACCTGTTGTTTACTCACCAACTGCTGAGATAAGACCTTTTGTACAAAGATTTATGTACAAGAGATTCGTTAAGAACATGTCTGCCAAAAAGGGTGAACCTATGGGTGTTTATCACAAGACACTTATGGCAGATAATCTAAACAATGACTTAAAAGATAATCAGGGTAGCTTCAACTGTGGTAAGCCATCAGGATATATCAAAGATTTTAAGGCATTACCTGTGGCTACACAAGAGGTAATCAAACAGATTAAAAGAGTAAGAGTAATATTTGGTCTTATTGATATGCCTAATGCTACAGACGAAAAGGGCAACAAAGTTAAGTTAGAACCTAACACTCCTTTCATATGGGAGATTGATAATCGTGATGCATTTAAGACAATGGGAGAACCTTTTAATAAGTTCAATCAAATTAAAAGACTTCCTGTTCAGCATTACATTACATTGACTAGTGAAGAGAGAAAGATAGCTAGTGGTTCATCATTCTACTTACCTAAGTATAGTCTTGACTTACAGAAAACTGTTGAAGTAACAGATGAAGACCAAAATACTTTCATTAACTTCATGGCATGGATAGATAACTACAACAGTTATATATTTAATGAATGGGAAATGAAGGCAAAAGCACCTGTAAGTAAAGAAGATAAAGATGTAGTAGATGACTTCATTGATGTTGACATAGACGAAGAGGTGGCATAGTGAATCATCCTGCTGAAATGATGATTCATCAGTATCTTGAGAATGCCACAAGTGGTAAATCAGCTATGAGTCAAGATAATATTGAACAAGTAGCTACTGATATCAAAGATGCCTTGAATCGTCAGTTCAATACTAAGAGGGATGAAAAGTTTAGGTTACGTATGTCTAATATAGGTAGACCTTCCTGCCAACTTTGGTTTGAGAAGAATAAACCTGAGACTGCGTTACCTAAACCTACCACTTTCATAATGAACATGATGATTGGAGATATAGTAGAAGCAGTTTTCAAAGCAATTTTAAGAGAGTCTAATGTTAAATTTGAAAATAGTGAAGATGTTACTCTTGAAATTGACGAAAAAACTACTATATCAGGGTCATATGACTTAGTTATGAATGATGCAGTTGACGATATTAAATCTGCATCTGATTGGTCATATAAATATAAGTTTGATTCCTATGAATCTTTACATTCAGGCGATAGTTTTGGTTATGTTGGACAACTAGCAGGTTACGCAAAGGCTTCTAATAAGAAAGCAGGTGGTTGGTGGGTTGTAAACAAAGCCAATGGTCATTTTAAATATGTTCGTGCCAACATTGACATGGACAAAGAGCTTGACAAAATCAAAAAGAATATAAAGGCAACAGAATCAGACGAGTTAGTGCGATGCTTTGAGCCTGAGCCTGAGATGTTTAGAGGTAAACCAACAGGCAATATGGTCTTAAATAAGAATTGCACATTTTGTTCATATAGGCAATCCTGTTGGGAGAACTTGAAAGAGTTACCTGCACAGATGTCTCAAGCTAAAGAACCTAAAATGGTTCAATATGTTAAATTGAAAGGAGAGTAGCATGAGTAAATCACTAGATGAACTAAAATCAAACATTGAAGAAATGGAAAAGCAATTAGCTGAAGCTAAAAGAGAGTATCGTGAACTTCGCACAGCAGGTTTACGTGATGCAATAGAAGCTAGAAAGGCGGCTGATGAAGCAGTAAAGGAAGAGCTTAAAAACTTAGGTTATACAAATACTTATTCATATAGCAATCCATTTATTTCGTGGCGAAACTTCTAGGTGTCTCCTCATAAAATAAGGAGAGATGCCATAAAGCATGGGTATAGGAGTGGGTTAGAGCATACCATATCTGTTTACCTAAAAGAATTGAATCATAAATATGAGTATGAATCAATTAAAATAGAGTGGGAAGATTTATCCTATCGCACCTATACCCCTGACTTTATACTAGACAACGGTATTATAATTGAAACAAAAGGTAGATTTTTAGCAGTAGATAGAAGGAAACATTTAGCTATACAAAGACAACATCCTGAGTTAGACATTAGATTTGTATTCACAAACAGCAGAGCTAAACTAAGAAAGGGTGCAAAATCTTCTTATGGACAATGGTGTAACAAGTATGGATTTAGGTATTACGACAGGATAATACCTGAAGAATGGCTCAAAGAAAAGGGCAAGAATAGGCATCCTAAATTCATAAAGTTTGCAGGTGCTAAAGTAAGGAGAGTTAAATGACTGTAGGTAATAAAGTATTAGATGAAGACTTTGTTATTTGTGTTAGACCACAAATGGATAAGGATTTTAATTGGACAAGTGAAGTTAATGTTTTTATAATGACTTCAGAAAAGAACCCACTTAATGATGATGATTATTATGGAGTATTAGATTTTTGTAGAGCTTTATGTGCCACCATAGCTATTATGGAAAAAGATGATGACCTAAGAAAAAGGGCAATAAAGGAAGCAGATGAATACGAAAATGAAGATAAACCTAAGTTAAAAGTTGTTGACAAAAAGGATAATGTTGTGATACTATCTTTTGAATCTGACAACGATAATAAAATACACTAATAAGAAACTTGGAGTACAGGCGAATGATGGCAGAAAAAGAAGACATGGTTAATAGTCCTAGACACTATAATGAATCAGGGATTGAGTGTATAGATGCATTGGAAGCTATGCTAGGCGATGGCTTTGAATCTTATCTGCAAGGAAACATAGCTAAGTACTTATGGAGATATAAATACAAAAATGGCTTAGAGGACTTAAAGAAAGCTCAATGGTATTTAAATAAACTAATAGGAGTTGTAGATAATGAAAGTTAAAATTATGGCAACTCTTATCATTGACCCTGAAGAGTACCCCATACCTTCAGACGGAGATGTGACAGAAGATTTTGAAGATTATATGCGTGAGCTATTTCACGATTTAGAGGGTGTAAAAGTATCCCACATTAGAATAATAACGGAGTAAGACATGAAAAACAATTACCTACCAACAGACTACCAAAACTTTATAGCCCTCTCACGTTATGCTAGATGGAAAGATGACGAGCAAAGACGAGAAAATTGGGGAGAGACCGTAGACAGATACTTTAGTTACATGACTAATCATCTCAAAGAAAATTATAATTATAACTTGACTAAAGCATTGAGAGAAAAACTAACAGAACAGATAATGAACTTAGGTGTCATGCCTAGCATGAGAGCATTGATGACATCAGGACCTGCTTTAGACAGGTGTCACGTTGGTGGTTACAACTGTAGTTATATACCTGTAGATAGTCCACGTTCATTTGATGAATGTATGTACATACTTATGTGTGGTACAGGTGTAGGATTCTCTGTGGAAAGAGAGAATGTAGACAAGCTACCAATAGTCAATGAACACTTTGAGGACAGT